GCTTTTAAACGTGCATAGTGGATATTTGGTGTATCTTTTGACCAGTTTTTTTCTTTGCCTTCGGCTATCCTTTTTGAAAGGTCTTCTATCAGCTGGCTCAACGCTTTTTCACTCAACGTGAATGCCAATAGTTTTTGATACTCTTTGTCTGTCAGATGTACATTTCTGTATTCTTGTCCGTACCAATTTTTCAAAATTTGAATGGCACTTTTTTCTTCTTCTTCATCTTCTATATTGTTATCCTTATTATCATTATTGTTTGTGTCCGTTTGCTGTACTGTTTGGTGTACCGTTTGGTGTGCTGTTTGGAATTGGTCGTAGTTGCAAACCTCGATTATTAAACGATTTTCAACATTTTTTTGCTGTATCATTTTTTCGCATTTTAAGTAATGTATGAAGCGCCTAACTTTTCCGCGGCTCCAGCCCCATCTTTCTGCCAATGCGACCTCGGAATATCCGCATTCGCCTCTTTGAATTTCAACGGTCAACCCGTTTTTGACTTTCAACAAGCCTGTTTTATGATTTGTAATGAGCAGTAGGTCAACCCAGGCCTGCCCCTTGCTGAACGGTTTGTCCTGCCAGAGAATATTATTAAGTATTTTTCTGTGTATACTTATCCAACCGCTCATTTTTCACCTATTATTGTTTTTGTTTGAACGTCTTTCGGATGTCCGAATTTTTTAACCAGTGCTATTACGTACTTTTTCATCTGGCATTTGTATCTTGTGCCTTTAAAATATTCGCTGTACTTACAACCGTCGCACACGCAGCCTCTGTCCAGGCATTCCTTTGCCGACATTGTCCATCTTCGTAATATTGTTGGTTCTATCTGTTTTTTATACATTCTTCTGCTCTGATATCTGATAAGAAAAAGGGGCATATATTCGGGTCTGGCATGATGGATATGCCCCTGAAGATGTTCCATTATCTTGGAGAAGGAGTTAAGAGTTAATTGTTTTTTGACAGGCCATACATAAAGCCCTGCCGAATTTTTCTGTTGAGTAATTAGCTACTTTCTCGGTTATTCCAGCACCGCAATTGTCACAGTAGAACTCTTTTGCAGCTTGTGTATCCTGCTTAATTTTGTTTACTACTGGCTGCACTGTTGGTTGGGTTTCAGAAGGCAGGTCATCAAAATCTTGAGTAAATATTTCTGAAAGACTTGCAACTGTCAATACTGCGTCAATTTGCGCACGCTTTTTTGCCATTTTAAGGATGGTGTTGGCCTTTGAATTGGCATCAGCTTCTATCTCATATTTGTAAAAAGTACCCTTTGCTGATTCAATCTTTTTCTTTTTCAATAGTTCTTTGTCAGTTCCGGGCGGGAGGTCTTTTTCATATACAAATTCGTAGGCCCATTTTTTTTCTTTTGAGTTTGCATGGCCTAAGCCCTCGGTTATCTTTTGACCGTTCTTGAGCAGCGTACATTTTACTGTATAAGCAAAAAAGCCTTTGTCCTCAAAACTTTCAGTGTGTTCAACAAGTTCGTAACTTGAGGTAATACTTAAAGCCATAAGGATTTTCTCCGCCCCCGGTTTTAAAAGTGTGGGTTTGTCTCCGCAGCCTTGAATTTTACCGTAATCGTGGTTTTCTGTAAGTATGTTTTTTAATGTGCTTTGAAGCGTCTTAACCTTTGTAAGTGTTGCTGAAACAAGATTTACATCTAAGTCATTGATTAAAGACAGCTGCGGTATTGTTTCTACTATTGCGTTTTGTGCCATTATTCGGTCTCCTTGTTTTTAGTAATTCTCATAACCCTTATTGATTTTTCACACATATATCGTTGTGCTAAATCAGGGTTTTCATTTTTAAATGTTTCAGTGTCGATTCTTCGCTGAATTTGAGATTTCCACGTAACTTTATACTTGTCAGTGATAAGCCCGGCCTTGTCTGCAATCATAGTTTTGAGCTCTGTTTCGATTTCTCTTTTTTCTTTTTGCAATTCATCAATGTGCATTTTTATCTCTTGCAGATAAGCAACCCTGTCGTCCATTTCCTGGACCTGAACGAGGTCAGCTGTATGATATGAATAAATCTGTGCCAGAACCTCATCATCTTCGGGCATAATAACAGGTGGGACTCTATCTTGAACCATCTTCCAGAATTTAAGGGACTTTTCAACCATCATATTAAAGAGGTCTTTGTCAAATTCTATGGACTTGTAATCAAACTTCTGCCCGCCTATCAAGCAAGCTATCCAGCCTGTTTTACGTCTTGTTATTCCCAGGTACCAGATAACCTGTAAAACATACTCTTTAGGGATTTTATTTTCCCATTCTTCCAACTTATATGCAGAACAGGTTTTGCACTCCAACAATTCATCTGTACCTGTCACAAGTCGGTCAACATGAGCAACTAAAAAAGGATAATCCGGATGGATGTATGTCTTAGGCGCCTTTCTGACTTGCTTACCTGTTTTTTCACTAAATAAATCAGCCACAAAGCCCTCAAGTCTTGTTCCCATCTCTACAGATTCATTGGTTGATAAATCGGTTTTTATCTTGCCTGTTTTCTCTGCCCATAGCCTGTAAGGCGTTGACCACCGGCTCTGGCCCATAACAGCAGCTATATCTGAACCGCCAATGTAGCTCATACGTTCTTCTTGTGTAAACATTAAGACACCTTCTTTACATTCTTTTGTGCCATTCGTTTGAGCCCTTCGAAAATACCTTCTTTGCAGCATTCATCTGTGTGAGAACAATCTGATGGATAGTCTCTATGTACACAGTAACAGCAGGCTTCCTGCTCATTCATAAAATTAGTTGCTATATTCAGCATTTCTAATAAAGTTTCGTTATTGTACATTAGTGCACCCCCTGCAAAAGTTGCAAAAACGGTTCTGCAGCACAAAAGAAGATATATGCCGCCACAAAGAACACAACTGTCAACAACGCGTCTATGCAGATTGATATAAATTCTTTGTTTGTCATGATTTCACCTATGCAATCTTTATTATTTTTTGAGTAGCGAGAATTTGATTTATTTGTTTTTTAGGCAAAAGTTTACCTGTATAAAAATTTCTACAATATGTAAGCTCTAAATCGCGATATGCAGCATTAAAGTTATCAAAAAAGTTATCGAAACCTGCAGGTAGCGAGTGGGTACAAAAGCTACCATCACTTAATTGTGAAAGCCCTCTTTGGTTGAGTTTGTATAATAGTTTTATCATACTGTTTGTTCCTTACTAGCCCACTCTGCGAGTAAAAAGATGTACTCGGCGAGAATCCTTTTATCCTCTTCTTCGCTGACAGGAGGGTCAAATATTATTTTGAAATTTGGTTTTTTGTCTTTTTTCATTGGTATGATTCTTTGTGTAAGTTTTGTAAACTTGCATTACAAATAGACCCTTTATAGGAGTCTTTTTGTTGTGTTTTTGGTAAGATATTCTTACGGAATAATTTAAGGGGAGATATCGTTTAAGCGATTCTCTCCTTGTTTTGTTCTAGAGGATAGTTTGTAAGAAAATTTCTAACTAATGTTGGAACATGAAAACCTTGTTCTCTCATTAAAGCAACTTTTTCTGCCAACTCGTCCGATAACAATTTAATATGTAATGTTGTATTCATGAGTTAAAACCTTAACTTGTGTAACCTGTATTATCAATATACACAATTTGGAATAAAATGTCAACCCATTTTGTGTATAAAATATTAAGAACTGTAAAATGCTCGCAGATAGATTAAAAGAAATTCGACTTAAAATAAATACAAATGCTAGTGCATTTGCTAGAGACATGGCTATTCCTCAGACAACATATATAA